TAGATTTGGTAAAAGGTCGTGACTTATAATCGCGCTCATGTGGGTTCGACTCCCACCCCTACTACTATTATTAATGGGCAGTGCGTTACTGCCCTGTTTTTGTCGCAAGGAGCAACAATGAAGCAAATGTCTGTTGAGATTATTATTCAGCGTAGCATCGAAGAGATTTGGGTATTTGATATTCCTAATGATGCAGATCCACAGGATGTCTTTGAAGAGATTGAACGAAACCCAGATACACTCTGGACTAAGTATAATCCAACCCTATATGAAGCATCTGATCTTGATGAAACAGTTACAGATGTAACCCGCTTTGAGGTAGAGTAATAGAAACTAGTTATGGATTTAGAGGATGACACACACATGAACACACACATTGGAACAACTACCGTGCAAGAAGTAATCAACGTACCTATTATGGTTTCACCTGAAATTTACAATCAGATTGCTGAGATGGTAATCAAGAAGCTAGAAGCTAATCCTGGCTACAGTAATCTTATTGATGCCAAGATTGACTCTTGGATGAGTCGTAACTTTGATCTTAGTGATTACGGCGCTGATGGAATTAAGGATGACATCCTTGATGCGGTTCGATACGATCTTCGTAACAGCATCCGTGCTGAAGTCGAAATCTTTGTAGACTAAGGAGTAACAATGAAAAAGAACATTATGAACAAGTGGGTCAAGGCCCTTCGCTCTGGCAAGTACAAGCAGTGCCGTGAACAACTCTGTAGTGTAAATGGTACGACAGGTGAAGAGTCATATTGCTGTCTTGGTGTCCTTACTGATCTCTATCTAAAGGAGCGTAAGCGACAGAAGAAGGGTCCTAATATTAAGTTCTTCCATACCTATACTAAGGAAGATATGGACCACGATCTTAACTACTCTAAGTGGGAAGTTGACGGAGAAGTTGGTTGTCTTCCTGCTGAAGTAGCAGAGTGGGCTGGATTCAATACGGCTACTGATGACTATAAGACTGGTTGCTTTAGCAACGGCAAGGATGAAATTGACCTTGCTCTCCTTAACGATGGTGGTCTTGATCCTACGGATGTAAGCAAGACTACTAAGCCCAAGTCGTTCAAGCAGATTGCTGCCGTAATCGAAAAGAACTACGAGCACATCTAACAGGTGGGGATGCAGCCATGTAGGAAATGGCAGAGGTGACAAACCTTGTCCTAGCATAGAAGCTAGACAACTCAGTGCAAATCTGAGCATCCTGCTTTGTTTCCATAGCTCAACTGGATAGAGCAACAGCCTTCTAAGCTGTAGGTTGCTGGTTCGATTCCAGCTGGAAACGTTAAAGGAGGACACATGATCAAGAAGATTAATAGTCGTTATGGTGAACCAAGGTACATCACCGATCATGGTGGTGGTTGGTTTACAATTGAAGGTAAGTCAAAGTTCTATCGTGGTGGTGGACATCCAGACCTAGAGTATCTAGACTTTGAGGGTGGTCCATTTCTACAGGTAGATTCTGAATCTGAATGGGGTATTATCCGTGAACTGATCTCGGAACCAGCAGAGTCAGGTTTTTTCAAAGTACGTTTTAGAACAGGAGATTAAGTATGGAACTTTTTAATTTAGTCATTTCAGTTGGTAGTTTCCTAGGTGTTTGTGCATTCATTGCTATGGCTTGGAACCATAGTAAGTTAATCAAAGAGATGCAAAATGAAATCAATAACAACATGGATGCATGTAATGCTAGGCTGCGAAAATCAGAAGATAACTGTGATCGCCTAGCTGCATGGCGTAATGAACTAATGAAGAAGAAGCACGACGATCTTTCTGATTTATATCGAAACCTAGACAATCGTGTATGCGATTTGACTAGCACTATGTGGAACATTGATGGTAAGGTTCAAACCCTAGATCCATATATCAAGCGTATTCATCTTAAGCATCTGATCAAGACAAGTGGTTCAATCAACAAGGATGCTACCAAGCAACTAAAGGAAATTGAGAATGAACTCAAATGAACTCATTAGACTTTTGGAAAACGCGATTGACACTTCGTCCAGTAGTGAATACCACTCTGGGTTTACGGCCAAAGAACTACACCGTAAGTGTCTCGTTTACATTCGATTACTGGATCAAGAGAATACCACGCTAAGGGAGATGCTTGCAAACTGCAAGGATACCAAGACATTCTACCTAGGCTGGGGTAAGGGAAAGGACGAGTAAGCATGCATATGGCTGAAGAGGAGAAAGCACTCTATGATGAAGGCTATCGGTTATGTAAATTGTGTAATCAATGGTGTGTTCCAGTCAATGATCGCAACGATTGTCGTCTTTGTGAAACAGCGCAATACGGCGACTGAAGCAAACTACTGGAATAACTATTTCAAGACTCACCACAAGTGAGTCCCTTGGCTTCGTGGCGGAATAGGCATACGCAGCGGACTTAAAATCCGTAGCCGCAAGGCGTGGGGGTTCAAGTCCCCCCGAAGCTATTCAGGTGTGGTGTAATGGTAGCACCAGAGATTTTGGTCCTCTTTGTCTTGGTTCGAATCCAAGCACCTGAGTACGCCCTTATAGCTCAGCTGGTAGAGCAACCGACTTTTAATCGGTTGGTCGCAGGTTCGATCCCTGCTGGGGGCATTATGAACTTTCCATGTACATCGTGTGGTTCATGTTGTCGTAGAGTATTTATGTCAAATATCTTTCCAAAGGAATGGATAAAGCCAGATGGTTCTTGCATACATCTGGAGAATAACCTTTGTAAGATATACAACACCAGACCAGATTACTGTAGGATTGGATATAGTTTTGAAAATACCAATATGTCAGAACTTGAGTACAAAATTCAAACAGCTAGAATCTGTAATCACTTTATGGAACAAGATGGAATCACGGACAAACTAATTCCACTCACTTTATTTCAATCGGAGCAAAATGGAAACTGAATCAAAGGTAGTATCGCGTAAACGCTGCCCTAAGTGTGCAGCACAAGGTAACGACACAACTGGTAATAATCTAGCCGTTTATGATGACGGACATAGCTACTGCTATGCTTGTGAATTTTATGTAAGAGGTAACAAACCAATGGAAACAATTGTAGAGGAAACACCCGTATATGCCACAGAGAAGTTCCGTACTGGTGAGATCCAGGCTTTACCACACCGACGAATTAACGAGAAGACTACTCGACAATATGGATATGCAACCACTGCCAACGGAGCAGAGGTTGAGAACTTCTACCGTGCGGATGGCACACTACAAGCTCAACACATTCGATACGAGGGAAAGAAGTTTGCATGGATTGGAGACACATCAAACCTCCAGTTCTACGGTCAAAACCTCTTTTCTAGTGGTGGCAAGAGGATTCTTATTACCGAGGGAGCCATCGACTGCCTCACTATGGCCCAACTCTTTGACAATAAGTACCCAGTTGTCTCCATCCCCAACGGAGTTAATTCAGCTGTACGATGTGTAAAGGATAATTATGATTATCTTTCCTCGTTCGAAACCATTGTCATTTGCTTTGACATGGATGACCCAGGTCAGAAGGCAGCACGGGACGTAGCTGAGATTCTACCACCAGGTAAGGTCAAGATCATGTCTCTGTCTCGCAAGGATCCTAATGAGATGCTTGTCAATGCAGAGGCTGCACAACTCCTGCAAGCCTACTGGAGTGCTAAGACATTCTCTCCCGACAGCATTCTCCATGTGAGTCAGGTTGTATCTGAGAATGAGAATTCATCAGTACAGGTCTATGAGTACCCGTGGGATTCGCTAACTACATTCATGATTGGTCAGGACTCTGGCCGTCTTAACCTCTGGACTAGTGCCACTGGTCATGGTAAGTCCACCATTATCCGTGAACTAATCTCAGATCACCTTAATCATAATCGTGCTGTAGGTGCTGTCTTCCTAGAAGAATCACCTGAGCAGACTGTAGATGATTTGATCTCATCAAAGATTGGTAAGCCAGTCCGTAAGATCATGTCTCAGCGTCAACTCAATGAACTACGAAAGACTAATAACAAGCCTATCGTTGACATGGTTGAAGATAACCTAACTGAAGAAGAGTATGCAGAAGCAAAGAACTTTATTAGTACCAAGCCTCTTTATCTTTACGATCATATCGGTAACGCTAACATTAACAATATCATTAATCGCCTTGAGTACATGGCTGTTGGTTTGGATTGCAAAGTCATATTCCTTGACCACATCACTCTGCTTGGTAATATGCTATTGTCTAGCGGTTCTGATTTCGGTAATGATGAGAGACTTGTTCTAGACTCCGTAATGAAGAAGCTACGAGAACTGGTAGAGCGCACTGGTGTCACACTCCATGTGATTGCTCATATCAAGAAGACTGATAAGAACGTAGACGAGGGTGATCGAATCAACCTCAATGATCTTCGTGGCTCAGGTTCTCTTGCTCAGATTGCTGATAACGTCTTTGCACTTGAGCGTAATGCTCAGCACCCAGACCCAGCAACTGCTAATACAACTAATGTGCGAGTTCTCAAGAATCGTAAGGGTGGTCGTAGAGGCATCGCTACGGCTCTGTTCTACAACGACCAGACATCCAAGCTTATGGATATCCCGTTCGTAATTACCCCCGAAGGAGAGGTGCTATATCGCTACGATGAAATTAGCGTTTGACATTGAGGCTAATGGTCTTAATGAAGTAGTTGCTGGCAAGAAGGATACCTACTTGCGAGAGGCTACAAAGATTTGGTGTATGTCGGTTTGTAATATCGACTCAGGTGAAATGCTCTTGTTTGAGCAGGATAACCTAGCTGATGGTATCCAAATGCTTCGTGATGCAGATATGATCATTGGTCATAACATCTATGCCTTTGATATTCCACTCATTGAGAGACTGTATGGTTCTCTTGATAAGAAACCAGAACAGATCATGGATACCCTGATTCTGTCTCGTCTTGTGTATGGTGACAATCCACCAACAACAGATCAATCACATTCTCTTATGGCTTGGGGTGAACACCTCGGTCACAGTAAGGTTGATTATCAGGGTGGTTGGGATAACTATACGGCAGAGATGGGAAAGTATTGTCTACAAGATTCCGTTGTAACTGCAAAGATATGGGAACATTTCTCCAAGCAGAACTATATGACTCAGTATAGTCGTGCTGTCAGAATGGAACATGTTGTTGCAGATATGATCAAGCGTCAGGTCGAGGCTGGCTTTAGCTTTGACCTAGACAAAGCCGAAGCACTAGAGATGGAGTTGCTAATTGAAAAGTCTCAAATCGAAGACGAGATGCGAAGAATCTTCCCAGACAAGATCATTGTTAGACATTCTGAGAAAACAGGAAAACGACTCAAAGACAAAGTCGAAGTCTTCAATCCAGGTTCTCGACAACAAATTGCAGAACGTCTACAAGAAAAGTATGGATGGGAACCTAGTACCACTGATAAGGGAAACCCCAAAGTGGACCATGAAGTTCTATCTAACCTAGACTATCCCGAAGCTAAGACCCTATGTAAGTACTTCGATCTCATCAAACTAATGAGTCAGGTATCTGATTGGGTAGGTCGTGCTAAGATTAGTCGTGACAAACGAATCCATGCATACATCAATACACTTGGTGCTGTGACTGGTCGTATGTCCAGCAAGGAACCAAACATTCAGCAAGTACACTCTGATCCCAGAGCACGAGCATTGTTTGTTCCCAAGAGTGGTTGGGTTCTTGTTGGTTCAGATCTCAAAGGTCTAGAACTAAGAATGCTTGCACATTATCTATATCCATTTGACAATGGTGCATATGCCAAGGAAGTTTGTGAAGGTGATATCCACACTCACAATCAAAAGGCTATGGAACTAGAGTCTAGGAACACAGCTAAGACTGCAATCTATTGCTTCTTGTATGGTGGCGGTGATGAGAAGTTTGCAAAGACAATCAACTCATCTACCTACAAGGCAAAGCAAACTAAGAACAAACTCCTAAGTAATATTCCTGGACTTAAGAAGTTAATTGAGAATTGTAGATTTGATACCTTAGACAAGGGCTATGTCAAGCCATTCAATTGGCGTCCTGTCTATGTCCGCAAGGAACATGCTGCTCTCAATACTTTACTACAGTCCTCTGGTGCTCACATTGCTAAGGCTTGGGCCTGTGTAGCTGATCAGCGCCTACGGATGGAGATTGGTCAAGATAAGTTTAATTGGGTTGCCTCGGTGCATGACGAACTACAAGTAGAATGTCATCCTGATGTAGCCAACAAAGTTGGTAAGATCCTCTGCGAATCTGCAACTACTGCTGGTGAACTACTACGCAGCAATTGCAAGATTGAGGCAGAATTCAAAGTAGGTAATAACTGGTCGGAGACACACTAATGGCTAGAGACTATAAAGACGAATACGAGAAGTTCCAATCATCAACAAAATCCAAGAAAGACCGAGCCCACCGTAACAAGGTACGCCGTAAGGCTACTAGGGATGGTAAGGTTCGTAAGGGAGACGGTAAGGACATTGACCATGTAGATGGCAACCCCCGTAACAACTCCCCTAAGAACCTACGGGTTGTCAGCAAGTCTAAGAATCGAGCCAAGAAATGACTGAATCAGTATACTTTATGCGCCAAGTAAACGAGTTTATAGCTTCTAATCCAAATCATCCATTTGTAATTGAATACAATCGTGGTGAGATTGGCTTAGGTTATATTATCCGTCACTGGCAGGAGATTCATAATGAGAATTGTTCAAATTAGTGGTAAGGGTAGGGTGGGTAAAACCACCCTTGCCCATTTAATTGCCAAGTATGTATTCGATCTTGGCTATATTCCTGTCTTACTTCCCTTTGCAGATGCAATTAAGAAGCAAGCAGCAGAGGCTGGGATCACAAAGGAAAAGGATTCAACAGCTTACCGTGACTTCTGTCAACAACTAGGAGCCAGTAAGCGAGCCGAAGATCCTGAGTACTGGGTTGTTAGGTCATACGAAACAATCCAAGAGTATATGATTAAGGAACTAGATAACAAGGCTGCGGGTAAGTCTAACTTTGAGTATGTCATTATTCAAGATGATGTACGATATATGAATGAACTTGCCTTTGGTCGTGAGCTAGCGGCTACCCAGATCTTCCTTTCCCAAGGTTTTCGTAAACTAGAAGAGGACAAGGCTGAGTGGCGTAATCATGAAAGTGAAACCCTAGCCAACTCGGTTGAAGATTCTTTTAAGAATAATACTAAAAAGAATGAATTCGATGAGTTGTTTGATATCATTGTCCAGAACGACGGGGATCTAGAAGACCTTGAGTACCTAACCAAGCAAGCAACTGAGTATTGGATGGAACTGGGTTACCTAGAACTGGAGGAATGGAATGACGAAGCCGACGACAGCAATCCTTGATGGAGATATCATTGCCTATAGGGCTGCCTTCTGGGCAGATTCTGAGGGTATTGATGAACTGCCTGGTCGTATTGCCAAAGACATTGAGAACTGGACTCCAGAGGGGGTCACTAGGATTCTTGTAGCTATGTCTTGTCCTCGGGCTAAGAACTACCGTAAGGTATTCTGGCCTATGTACAAGCAACATAGAGACGATTTCAAATCACCAGACGCAATGGGAGTAGCACTAGAATGCATATACAACCAAGAACTTACTACAACGCGATGCGTCAATCGGCTGGAAGCGGACGATCTTATTGGAATGCTGGTGTCAGAAGGACACGCAATCGGGGTAACTGTAGACAAGGATCTACGCCAGATCCCTGGGTGGCACTGGAATCCAGACAAGGAACCAGAACCAGTCCTGGTGTCTGGAAAAAAGGCCGATAAGTATTTCTACCAGCAATGGATGACTGGAGATACTACAGATAATATCTGGGGTCTTTGGAAGGTAGGTCCTGCCAAGGCTAAGAAGTTCCTAGATAATAACCCTCCTGAAGAATGGGATTTAGGGATTATGGGGATGTATGAAGAGGAGGACTGGGATAGACGCCCAGAAGAAAAGCGTCCTCTGGATATGTCAAGGACTGAGTTTGCCCTGTCCCAAGCTAGGTGTGTCCGTATCCTTCGTCATGGTGATTATGACAAGGAAAGTAATACAATCAACCTGTGGGGTCCAAATAACCACGGAGTTAGAAACATTTTGGATTTAGATAAGGGAGTAATTAATGAGCAAAGTATTTGAAGATTTCGTAGCAGTAGATAAATACTGCCGATGGTTACCAGAACAGAACCGAAGAGAAACCTGGGAAGAGGCAGTTGATCGGTATTTCGATTATTTAATTAATCGACTTGATCTCGCCAATAAGGTTCCTTTGGATGAAATGAAAGAGATTGGTCAGGCCCGTCAGATGATGAAAGATCGTGAGATCTTTGGTTCTATGCGCGCTCTAATGACCGCTGGTCCTGCACTAGACAAGGATGATGTAGCTGCCTATAACTGCTGCTATGTCGCCATCAAGTCTACCCAGGATCTATCTAATATTCTCTATACCCTAGCCTGTGGTACAGGTGTTGGGTTCTCAGTAGAGAAAAAGAATGTTCAACAACTACCTACGGTTCATGACACAATCGTAAAGACAGATCGGTCTATAGTTGTAGAAGATTCTCGTGAGGGATGGGCTAATGCTTATCGTCAGTTTGTTGATCACCTATATCATGGTCATCACCTAACTGTAGATACCAGCCAGATCCGTCCATCTGGTGCTCGGCTTAAGACCTTTGGTGGTCGAGCCTCGGGACCAGAACCATTTATTCGATTGATTAAGTTTACTGCCAATGTATTCTATGGATCACAAGGCCGTAAGCTAAAGCCAATTGAAGTACATGATCTTGTTTGTCAGATTGCAGATTCAATTATCTCAGGTGGTGTACGCCGCTCGGCTTTAATTAGTCTATCTGATCTCTCGGATTTTGAGATGGCTCATGCCAAGAGTGGCCCCTGGTGGGAGAAGGAAGGTCATAGAGCCCTAGCTAATAACTCGGCTGTCTATGAATCCAAGCCAGATATGGGTTCGTTTATGCATGAATGGTCATCTCTATACAACTCCCGCTCAGGAGAGCGTGGTATTTGTAACAGAGAAGCAATGCGTAACATTGCCAAGCGTGCAAATAGAAACCCAGACTTTGACTTTGGTACTAATCCATGCTCTGAGATTATCCTAAGACCAAATCAATTCTGTAATCTATCAACCATTGCGGTACGTCCTGAAGATCAGGCACCACAACTAATTGATAAGATTCGTCTTGCAACAATCCTAGGTACTCTCCAGAGTGCTTTAACTAACTTTACCTACTTTGCTACCAACAACAATTCTTCTTTCAAGGATAACTGTGAAGAAGAGCGTCTACTTGGTGTGTCAATGACTGGTATCTTTGATAACAATTTAACTAATGGTGGCAATGGCCCAGAAGAATTACAGAAACTACTCAGTGCTCTTAAGTTTGTTGCTCGCAAGGTCAATGAAAAGTGGGCTGGGTATCTTGGTATCAATCCATCCAAGTCTATTACCTGTATTAAACCAGAAGGTACAACTTCCTGTGTAGCGGGAACTGCATCTGGTTTACATCCTCGGTTCAGTAAGTTCTATATTCGTCGTATCCGAATGGATAAGAACTCACCAATGGCTAAGTTTATGATTGATTCTGGGATTCCACATGAAACTTGTGTAATGAAACCAAATCATACACTAATCTTCTCGTTCCCAATCAAGGCTGACTTTGGTATTACTGAACAACAGATCAATGCTATTGGTCATCTAAATCTCTGGCTTGCTTATCAATCATGGTATTGTGATCACAAGCCTAGCATTACTGTAAGTTATACTGATAACGATTTCTTACATATCGGCGGTTGGTTATGGAAGT